AAAGTTTGTAATGCTCCTATGTCTTGACCTAAGAAACCTTGCTGTGCTTGACCTAAATTTAATTGATTTAAATAATTTTGTTGTGCTAATTGATTAGCCTGACCAAATCCTTGTTGTAATAATCCTGCTTGAAGTCCTGCTCTATTTCTATCTGAATTAGATTGATACTCTGCTCTCTGTACACCTTCACGTCCTCCACCAAAAGCACCGGCTGCATATGCTGCTGCTGGTACGCCTTGTGCATTTTTTCTAGCTTGTACATCATATTCAGAAAGTGTTGTGTTAATAACATCTTGTTGATACGGAGACATAAATTGTTTGTAAGCATTTGGTCCCGTTGAAGATTGAGCTGCTTGTAAGAAAGGTTGGTAGCCACCAATACCTTGAAGAGCTAATTGTTGAGCTGCTTGTTGTAATGGATCCATTCCAGCAACAAACTGAGACCCCATTATTTTTGATAAATCTTGTCCTTTAAATTGTCCAACAGCTTTTTGTAATTCTGTAATATAGGGTTTTGCAGCGGCTTCTATAAATTCTGGTGGTTGTGTTATTTGTGTAACTACTTCAGCCATTATACTCTCCCGCCATTTTCTAATTTTTTCATCATATCATACATACGTTGTGCACCTTTGTTAACATCTCCATCTCCAAATTCTGTTACAGCATCTGCTGTCATTACAAATTCATTATTTGATAACATTGCTGGAATATCATCTGCTTTTTCTTTTACACCAACTGGAGGAATAAATCCACCTGTTTCTCTAAGATCTAATTCTGTAACTCCCGCAGGGTTTTGATTTAATTGTAAACCTTCTATTCCTGCAGCCTGTATAGCGTTTTGTTCTGGACTATCTGGTCCTCTTGCAAAGCCCATTCTACCACCATAAGCTGCTTCTTGTCTATCATCTATACCATTAAAATTTTCATCTATAAAATTATCTGATTTGTTTAAAGAAGCATAAAGTTGAGGATTATTAAATAATTTAGAAAGCATTTCTGACATACCACCGTTGTTTGTAACAGGATTATCTCCTGCTTGCATTGAAGCTGTAACTAAATTACCTAACCCGTATCCCATTCTACCACCATTCATAGCACCTGGTCTATTCATGTCTTTATTATATTCTGATAAATCATTTTGAACAAGTCCTGGTATTTCTTCTGGATCATAATTTAAATCCATATATGCTTTTGTTAATTTTGTTTCAAGAGCTTGAATATTTCTACCTGTTGAAATTTCTTCCTCTTCATCGTCTGATAATGAACCTAACACTCCACCTAATACAGTGCCTATTGCTCCTACTTTTAATGTATTAGCTAGTTTATTACTACCTAAACTTAAACCAGGTATATTACCTGCGGTTCCTGCAAACTTACCTGCACCAGCCATTCCAATAAAAGGATTGCCACCAGTTAACATAGGTGCAAAATTTAATGCTGCTAAAGCTAACATAGGATTTTCTTTTATGGTACTGGTTATGCCTTTAATACCGCTTTTAACACCTTTACCTATTGATTTAACTAGGCTTCCTAAACCGTACATTTGTCTGGGTTGTTGCATACGTGATATTGTCATATAATATATAATTAAACTAGTTTATGGCAGGTATAGATATCCTGAAAATACCATACTTTATTTGATTTTTTCATCAACGTCAACACGTTTTACACCAACTAATTGGTCATAAAATCTACCACAGTATTGATGATCTCCAACATGTGTGATGTAGTCCATTACATAGATAAACACCTTACCTCCAGCGTCTGTCCATCTTTGGCAAAAGCCAAAATCTTCTCCAAAATACTTTTTTGTGTCAGGGTCATGTAATGTATCAAACAAGTTATAAAAATTTTCTTTTTTAGTTTCTTCTCCATTTATAATAGTTGGTTGATATATCTCTAATTCTGGATGTTTTTTTATTAAAGTTTCTAAAACATTTCTTTTTATCAACATACATCCAGTTGGAGCATGACTTACTTCTATTACACCCTTATCCATAGTTAATTCATTTTCATTAATTTTAATTGGAAACATATATCCAGAATGGAGTAAATCTTTTTCTGTTTTTACTAAATCAGTTTCTTTTATTTTTCTCCACATTTTTTCAGTGTCAAAATTTTTCATAGGGTAAGGACAAGCAATAAGATCTTTGTCTGCTTCAATCATTTTAAATATAGTTTCTGACTTAAAATCAATATCTGAATCAATAAATAATAAATAGTCATAATGGTCTTTGTGATTTAAAAATTCTGCTACACATAAATTTCTACCTTGTGTAACTAAAGAAGATTTTAATAAAGTAAAACTAACTAATATATTTTTTTTAACACATTCTAATTGAAATTTTAATACAGCTTGAGCGTAGTGAATAGATAGTTCACTATGACAGGGTGTACATACCATTATTTTATATGGTGGTTTTGATGGACCTAATCTTATTTCTGTAACACCAGAATCTATTTCATCAAACCAAATAGGTTTATTATTTTGCATTGATTGCTCCTTGTAAAAATCTAGTCCATCTAATTGATTTTGATTCCCAATTATAAAATCTATTAACATACTCTTTCTGCATTTTCAAATTATCCCTGATGCCTGATTCCTGAAGCGATTGAGCAGCAACTTCTATACCCGCTGCAAATTTCCTAGCTAAATTTTTATAATTATTTGAGTAAGGAACGTACATAGGAAACTCGGCTCCGGTTTCAGGGATTGCTCCATAATTAGTAGTAATACAATATAAACCAGCAGCCATTGATTCCAGTAAAGATATACAAAATGTTTCTTCCCATATACTAGGGTATGCAAATATCTTATAGTCTTTTAAATGTTCTTTAATATATTCATTAGGTTTGTATCCAATGTAATTTACATTAGGTAATTTTTTTGCTTGATCATATAGATCAGTATAAAATTCATCATTTAATTTTTTAAATTGTTCTCCATAAATTTCACAAGATGAATATACATCTAAAGTAATTAAAGGGTTCTTAACTAACTGCATAGCACCTAGTAGTACAGATAAACCTCTCCAAGGAGTTGAATGGTGTATTATCTTAATAGGATCTCCTTTTTTATATTCTGTAGTTGGTTCTATTTGGTCTATACCATTTTTTATTACTACGCATTTTTCTCTAAGTAAATCAAAGGTTTGCGTAAATTTTTCAAAATTCCAATTAGAATTAAATACATACCAATCATACTTACTATGGTTAGATTTATCTTTAAACCAAGGTGCTAAATTAGCTTGATCATATGAATTTTTTTGCCAAAGTATATTTACTTTAGTAGGATGTAATGCAATTTTTTCAGGAACAGATGTACAAATTTGAACTTGATCTAATAATTTAGAATCAACGTATTTTTTTAAATATTCAAACTGAAGTTCTGTACCACCCCTAGGGTTTTGGTTTGTCATTATTTTTATTCATTACTTTCTGTAACAGATTTAAACCTTTGGAAGATACTTGAACTCTTAAGTCTTGTACCACGTGATCTGCTTTTGTTTCTGTATTAGGATTATTTATATCAGAATCTTTTTCTTGATCATCTTTATATACATAACCTGTTTTAGTATTTCTAATTGTAATTATAGTAGTACAATTAATTTTTAATATATCATCATCCATTATCATCTCTATTTATTTCTAGTAACGATGCCACAACATGTAACTCATTAGCATCAGATGCAGTAACTTTCAATATCTCATTTTCTAATAATACCAAAGGTTCTGTTAACAATTGTTCAGTAGTATTAGAAGCTATTGATTTAACTTTAAATAAACTGAATACATCACTTGCTGCATTAGTTAATGTTACGGTTAATGTTGCTGCACTTCCAGCGTCGTTTGATACTAATAAAGATTTTATAATAGCTCTAGAGTTACTAGGTGCTGTATATAATGTAGTAGCATTTGTTGTAGTTAAATCTACTTTTGCATTTGTATATATGTTAGCCATTAAACCAAGTGAACCTTTCTAAATCTTCTTTTTGATCTTGTAAGTAGGTAGTATTAAGCTGTTGTTTCATAGTTGTCAAGGATTCCATTATCTGTCTTTGATTCTCTACTTCATATTCTTGTTTTGGTTCAGGTATATATGCAGTTATTTTAGCCACTATCTTCTACCATCTGGTTTTGCGTCAAGTCTTAATGTGCCATAACGCCATGTTTCACCTGTACTATCATTTTCTATTTTAATAGATACTAATCTTCCTCTAGCACGTGTATCAATTTTATCCGTAGATGATGTCACTGTAAAGGGACCAAGAGGTGAACCTGCAGCTGTGTTGTTTGGATAATCATTTAATAGTAAAGTAATTTTTGAATTACCTGTTAACACTTGAAAGTCAGGTATAAATCTTTTAACTGACATAAAAAAATCACCATCACCTCTATAATCAGGCATAGCTGTAGTGCCTCCCATCATACCTTTACCTGCTGTTATATCAAAATCTCCTGATTGAATAAATGCATCAATAGAAGTTGTACCTGAGCTATTAACCTGATCAGTTCCTACTTCATGAGCATAATAAGTTGATGCTCCATTTATATTAGTTATTCCTTTTATATCAAAAGAAGGAGTTGCAGTCGTACTATATTCTGTTGCATAAGGTAAATCATAAACACCTTGATCTACATAAGTGCTTCTCCCTAATGAAGAAGTAGTCCAAAGTTTTTCTGCATAGTTATATGTTACACACCTATCATTTTGCACTGAACTATCTTTTGGATAAAACCAATTAATTTCGTTATATAAAGTATTATGTTCTGCGTAAACTACTTCTGCTGCATCATAATTAATTCCTAAATTATCTCCTTTTGTAGTAAATACAAAATCTTCTACTAAACAAGGTATAGCTTTTACAGTACCATCAAACATGAAAAAACCACCTTCACCAGACATCCAAAAAACAATACCATTGGAATAACTTAATGCGTTTTGAGAAATTAATCCACAGTTTGTACCTACTTGTCTAACTGAAAATGTAAATGGAGGTCCTACATATTGAATAACATATGCTGAACTATCTGTTAAAACTAAAGTATAATCTTTTCCTGAAACAGCTCCTACAATAAAATTACCTTTATCTAATCTAAAAGTTCCTGCTGTGTTAATTGCTGTTGGTTGATATGTGTTAAAGTCTTCTTGATTTGAAAATCTAATAAACATTGGATCTTGTGTAGATGTGTTTCCAATAGTTGTTTCTGTTCCAAAATGAAATACATGTCTATCTCTATCTGATACTTGAGTTAGTCTTGTTGCAGTAGGTGCATTAACCATAACTGTTGCTCTAATATCTCTTGCTCCACCAACCCCTGAATTCCAAGTAAATGTTTTACCATTGTGTACAGTTGCAACTAATACTTGTCCAAAGTTATCAAGTGACCAGTTTCCTGGATCCAGAATCGTAGATGAAGTTAATGAAGGTTGTCCCCATGCAGTATAAAATTCAACTGATGCTCCTGAACTATGTGCTGCTCTGGTTCCGGCAACAGCTCTTGTAATACCTGTTAAATTGTTTGATGAAATACCTGTGTATGAAATAAATTCTGCATCAACTTTAATTACTCCAGATGTTGGAAAACCAGAAGTAGAGGCTAAAGCAATAGTTGTTCCAGATCCACCTGTACCTGCTGTGTTGTCAGATAAAGCTCCATTCAATGTACTTTTAACTCCTGAAGCACCAGCCCATGTAGATGTACCCCAACCAAAACCTGCAGTTTGAATTGTAGGTCCAATAAATACATAAGGGTCAATTTGTGCTGAACCTGTTGCTGTACTAGCACCAGCTGAGTTTGTAGGCATTGTAATTTGAAAAGTATTTTGTTGTGCATTTAAAACTTCAAATGTACTATCTGTAAAATCAGCCACTGAGTAACCAGAGTTTGTTGGTATAGTTACACTTGAAAAGGTTACATATCTACCATTGGATAAATTGTGAGAAGCTTTATTTACAGTCACAGTTGCTGATCCAGAAGTAACTGTAAAAGTTGCTCCGGCTATTCCTGTATCTAACGGAGTAATGTCATAAAGTTTATCAGAATAATAAACAAACAAACCTGATGATGTTCCTATTGCTACATATTTTTCACCTTCTATAGAAGTGAAAGCATGTTGTGCTCTGGCTGCTCCAGGTAAAGTTTGATTAGTAGTTGTTAACTGTTGCCAACCACCTATTTTTTCAGGTAGACTATATCTAAATCTTACAAAGTCTCCATCTACCCATTGTGATTCTCCAGCAGAATCTGTAATTTGTTTATTAAATCCTGGTTTAAAATTAAGTTTTTGTAACATAATTATCTTGCCGTTGCAGGCACTCCTTCTGAAGTTACAAATGGGTTTTCTGCAAAAGCCATATAGATGTATGATGAACCACTACCATTAATAGCAGCATTACTATTTCTCCATTTAAAACCGTTGCTTAAAAAATCTATCGCATCATAGTTTCCTTCAACTGCTGATGAATCTGGAAATAAAGCATTATCCATCTCATTAAAAGTATCTCTTTTGTTATCATAAATTCTCCATGAGTTACCTCCTGAAGAAAAATTTTTCATTAAAATAAAAGAGGGTTTAAATCCTGTCCAAACAAATGGACCATTACTAGAACCATTACCTGTATAGGTACTACATTTTGAATAACCTTTTATATCTGTAAAACAATATGCAATATAATTATAAGCTTGACCTGAACCTAATTCGTTACCTACACT